TAATGTTAAACAAATCAATGACTATCTAGAGAATAACTGGATGTACATTAGGAAACATGACATAAAATGTGTAACTACTGGAGAGCAATGCCACTAACTAACCAACCAACAGACCTGGATATGTCTATAAACTATCCATTCTTTTTATTTATTTTTTTAATTATATATATCGGCCATGGCTCGGGGGGTTATAGCTCGCCTTTAAGCCGACTGTAATCACGTTCTTAAAGCTGGAGTGTAAGGTTTAGCCTAAAGTTGACACTATCTAAACTATCTAGGTAATACCTTACGCAGTGTTTAGGGTTTTATATACCCAAACCTTACATCACAAAGGTACCAACACGTTGATACGTAAGGCTTACAGCCATTCATGTAAAGTATTACTATCTAAACTATCTAGATTATCTATTAAAATTAATGTCTTTGATACTATTTTTGTTTCTATTAAGATATATAAGGTCTCGGGTGTTAAGACATTACCTAAAAAAAACTAGATAAACTAGATAGTTTAGGCTAACCTATTGATTCTTAAGGACTTATACTATCTAAGTTTACATGCCTACCTACGTTTACCCACTGTCTAATCTAGATACTTCGCATAAGTTGACATAGTAAACTTTACTACTGCCGAAAACTTGACAGAAAAAATTTTCCGATGCAAGGTTTCTCCACGCTCAGGGATTTCCCCTTAGCGAGATTTATATAACCCTATTGGGTAGGAGTAAAGTATGAGTAAGATAGATGAGAATAACTTTTATGTGTGTATTAAACCTACAGTGCATAAAGGTGAGGAGTCTTTAAAGATTGATATCTGTGATGAGAGTGAGCCTAACAAGTACCATTGTAGTGAGTCTAAGAAGTGCTATGATGATATGGTTACTATGAGTAACCACCTCAAGCGTGGCTTAGTAACTTGGTCGCCTAAGAATGCTATGGGCTTTATACCTAAGATATCTTTAAACAGATATGGTAGTGCATTCATGATGTTGTCTAATGGGACATCAGGTAAGTCTGGTAAAGCCCCTGCTAAGGCGTTAAGTCTTAAAGATGTATTGGCTATCAAAGTCTAATACGTTCCCCTTGAGTTCCCCTAGTGATGTACTAGGGGAATTCTATAACTCAATAAACATAAGAGAGGTAATATACCATGAGTAAGTGTGCTTTATGTAATGATGCTATTAACCCTAAGAGAGTAGCTCTAGGTTACGTTACATGCCTTAGGTGTGGTGAGGTAGAGGCTCGTAGGGTTAGACATACAGTAGTTCCATTACATAAATCTAACTACATAGTAGTGAGTAATAAGAACGATCTTAAAGGAATTAATAATAAAGGTGGTAAGCATGGATAATTGACATGCTTTGGACTATTAGGTGGGACATATGTGCCGTAGTGGAAACACTTGTAAGACATAAGAATCCTATTAACTGTGGCTCTAATGCACATATGTAACCACAGAGTCTTAATGAATTGCTAGCATGGGGCTAGTATAACAAGCCTATGTACGAGATGGCATAGGTATAAACGAGCCTATGTATGTTGATGGCATAGGCTCACCATATAGGAGTAAACTATGAAAGCTAATGAGCTGATAACTACTATCAAGGCATTGTTTCCACTTAAGAGGACACTTTGTGTTGAGGGTAGCCCCGGTGGTGGTAAGACTACCATCGTCAGAGATGTAGCTAAAGAGTTAGGTGTTGGTTACATTGAGTTACACCTACCGACCATGTTGGTAGAAGACTTCGGTGTGCTATATCCTAAAGCTGACAGCAACAAGTTGGAGTATAAGCTACCTGATTGGTTTCCATCAGAAGATAGGACTGACATACCTGATGAGGGTATTCTATGCTTTGATGACAGAAACCAAGCAAGTAGCGATATTCAAAAGGTCTTAGCAAACGTATGCCAAGCTAGAACATTGCATGGTGCAAAGCTTAAAGATGGTTGGCATGTGATATCTACAGGTAATAGACAAAAGGATAGAGCTGGTGCTAACAGGGTGCTATCTCATCTACGTAATCGTGAGACTGTAGTTGAGCTTGAGACTAACCTAGATGAATGGGTTAAGTGGGCATTGATGAATGATGTTAAGCAATCTGTTGTGTCGTTCTTGCAGTTCAGACCAAACCTATTGCATGATTTTGATCCTCAGAGGGAACAGAATCCATCACCTCGTTCATGGGTAGAGGGTGTATCTGACATCATTGGTGTTATACCAAATGATATTGCTGAACAACAAGCAATCATGGGTGCAGTTGGTGAGGGTGCTGGTGCTGAGTTTATCAGTTTCCTAAACATTCAGTCTAACCTACCTAGCCCTGACAAAGTGTTTGAGAATCCTCAGACAGCACCAATACCTGAGGAAACTAGTCATCTATATGCATACTGTGGTGCAGTTGCTTACCAAGCTGACAAGAATATTGACAACCTTATCAAGTACTGTCGAAGACTATCTAGCGACACAGTAGGTAAGGCTGAGTTCTCTATCTTGACAGTCAAGCTAGCAGTTAACAAGTTCGGTACTAAGCTACAAGGTCAAGAGTTTTCCAAGTGGTGTGTCGAGAACGCTCAGTATCTAAACTGATGGGTTATCGTAGTGAAGTGCTATGTGCTGTAGGGTTTCCCACTAGGGATAAACTTGTAGGGTACATGACACTACATAGACTGAAAAGCTATCCACATGATACTAGACAGTTACTAGATGAGTTCATTATTAAGGCTAAGATTATTGAGGGTGATGGTTATGCTGTTGCATTTCACCAATATGAAAGCATCAAGTGGTATGAAAACTATGAAGATGTACAGATTATAACGCAGTTCATAACAGGTGTATGTGAACATGATAACCAAGCTGTAGGTAAGATAGCGAGGGTAGGTGAGGAACAAAGCGATATTCAAAACGATACATATGACCAAGTAACTGATTTAAATGTAGCCCCAGAAGGCACAAATGATGTGTATGACGCTTTGGATAGTCTATTTTACCCTGTGTCGTATGTGTGTATAGACATACCAGAGGGTAAGTTAAAACAATTAAAAACTATAGGAGAGTTACATGAAACTAAGTGATAAGGCATTGCTAGTACAGCTTAATGTATCACAGTGGACAGCTCGTAAGTTAGACAAGAATGCTACAACTCAAGTAGCAATAGCTAACAACACAGGCAACCATGCTGGTAGATACAACAAGTCATTACTACCAATGAATGAATACCTAGACAATGTGCATAAGAAAACCACATTGATTAGGAAAGAGTATTACCACAATACACTACCTTGGGGTATTGATGGGACAATGATACTACCAACTGATAACTATCTAGACTTCATGGCGAAGTTCAGACAGTACAAATCAGAATGGGAAATGCTAGTAGATAATTTTCTAGTGGCGTATCCACAGTTGCAGTTGAATGCACAAAGATATCTTGGTGATTTATTCAATCCCAATGACTATCCAAGTGCAGATGTATTGAGGCGTAAGTTCAGTATGGACATGACTGTTCTACCGGTACCATCTAATGACTTTAGAGTTGGTATTGATGAGCAAGAGCTTGCTGACATACAGCAACAAGTTGAGGCAAGAGTTCAGCAGTCTACCAAAGTTGCTATGCAAGAGGCATGGCAAAGATTATACGACAAGGTAAAGAGTATGGCTGAGAGATTGTCGGATACTAAGGCAGTCTTTAGAGATACGTTAGTAACCAACATACAAGATGTATGTGATGTATTGAAAAGACTAAACGTAACAGGTGATGAAGACCTAGAGAACATGAGGCTCATGGTTGAAGACACCTTAGCAAACAATAACCCTGAAAGTCTAAGACTAGACCTTGACTTGAGAAAGAAAAAGTCTAGTGAGGCTAAGGATATATTAGACAGAATGGGTGCATTTATGGGACAACAATAATGATTGATGAAATAACACAGAAACGACTAGAGAAGAAACTTAAGAAAGCTAAGGCTCAGTTGATACTAGACTATCCATTCATTGGTAACATTGCGTTCACCCTTGAAACTATATGGGATACTAACATACCAACAGCTTGTACTGATGGCGAAGTGATTAGGTTTAATCCTCAGTTTGTAGATGACATGAGTGATGATGAGTTTAAGTTCTTACTTGCTCATGAATGTATGCACCCTATGTTAGAACATTGCTTTCGTAGGGGTAATAAAGATCCATATAAATGGAATCAAGCAGGCGATTATGTCATTAACCAAATACTAATTGATGATGGGGTAGGTAAAATGCCTAGCTGTGGTGGTCTGTATGACAGAAAGCTACATGCTGAGGGTGGTGGTACTACTGAGGGTATATACAACCTACTACCTGAGACACCTGAAGATGAACAAGGTATGGGTGGTGAGGGTAAGCCACTAGATAATTGTATGGACAGTAGTGGTACTGAGTCAGACAAGAATAGACAACAAGCTAAGTGGAAAGTTAGAGTGGCTCAGTCAGCCCAATCAGCTAAGATGATGGGCAAGATGTCAGCCGGACTTGAACGACTAGTAGATGACATGCTTAAACCTAGAGTGGATTGGCGTGATGTCTTACACAGATTTGTTGTCAAGGCTAGGACTGATGATAGAACATTCTCTAGAGCTAACAGAAGATTCTTACCACAAGGATTGTACTTACCGAGTGTATCAGGTGAGGCTATGGGTGAGCTAGTGTTTGCAGTGGATTGCTCAGGCTCTATCAGTCAAGATGAGATAAACCAATTCGCTAGTGAGATTACTACTGTATGGCAAGACCAATGCCCAACAAGTATTCATGTGATATATTTTGATAGCGATGTATGTCACTATGACAAGTTCGAGAGAGGAAATGATGAGCCTGTTATCAAGCCACATGGTGGTGGTGGTACAGCATTCAGCCCTGTCTTTAACTTCATGAGTAAGAATGGTATCGAGCCTGTTGCTTGTATATTTCTTACTGACCTCTACTGTGATGACTTTGGCACAGAGCCACAATGTCCTGTGCTATGGGTATCTACTGTGAGGAATGATACGAGTGTGCCTTTTGGCGAGGTAGTCAAAATGCACGATGAAAAATAACTATAACCAAGGAGTAAATAATGGCTACAGTTAGAATGAGTGGTGTCCTCAAACAAGACATCTTAAGAAACTTATCACAATCCTATGACCATAGACTTGTAGATTGGGATAGAAATAATCCAAGACCTGAAGATTGGGGTAGTAGAATATACGATACTCTAGTACCACAGGACTTGAAAGATAAACTAAAAGCAATACCTGATAGATGGCTTCAGACAACGAGTACAATCAAGCTTAATGGATTTAAAGATGTTGCTGATGATAGCTTACTTAAATTACCTAGAGAGCTTACAAGTAGTTGCTATAGTGATGAGCCTCATTACATGGGGGTAACTCTTAGTGCGTCTCGTCTTGAGTGGGAGTTACCTCAACGTGAGCCTGTGCCTGTAGATAAAAGGGATAGTGTGCTTTCGTATGAACATGTGATTAGTGCTGAAGACAGTAGGTTTGAGTGGCTTAGGGTTGAGTATGCTAAGTGGATTCAACCACTACAAGAGTTATTAGCTGAGAGGAGAAAGATGATAGACAATGTGAAAGCGTTACTTGATTCTCATAAGACACTAGCCCCAATGCTTAAGAAGTGGGATGGATTATGGGGACTTCTACCTGAAGAGGCTAAGGACAGACACAAACAAGTTGTGGAGAGAAATGTTAGCTCTACTGAGGATAAGACTGATGGCATTGACTTCAATGAAGTTACATCTCATCTAACAATGAACAAACTAATGGAGAAATAATATGGGTATATATCATGATACTAGTTATGACTACAACAAGGGTGAGCTACATAATAAATATACTAGCTCTGATGACTACTACAAAAATAATACATGTAGATATCACAGCATGAGTTGGGATAGTCTAAACGATGTAATGAATACATGTAGGAACAAGGCTAAGGGTAAGCCTATCAGTTCATGGGGTAGACTTAAACAAGATGACAATGGTGATATCTACTTAGGTGATGCTTGGAACGTAGATGATAGGTATTGGACTGTATCTAAAGACAATATAGTTACACTTCACCTAAACTCTAACAATACAGGTGGACAGACTGTTGTATCATCAATGTCGAATTGGTTTCCTGTAGGGCTTTACAGACAAGGTACTGGTGATTACAGAGTAGTATTTGGTTGGGACTATTACAAACATGTAAAAGATTTTACAGACAAATCAGATAAGATTGAGTGGACTGAGAGATTTAAACTAACAGATGATGAACAAAAGTTCTTCTCTAGTTCACCATATGTATTTGATGGGTTGCAATATGATCTAAATAATCATTGCTTTATCAATGCTAAACCTATGGAGAAATCTGTAGAGTATCCTGAGAAACGAAAACAATGGAGAGCATTACTAACTAAACATAAACGAGTACTAAAATCTATGATTAGTATTGGTATGTTTAACAAATTCAAAGAAGACTTAGACAAACTACCAAATGAAGTTACAAGTACATACAGGTGGTATAACCTACCTTGGAATAGAGTTGATTTCGTAGAGTATGTATTATCACAGATGGCAAAAGATGAGATACCCGAAGTGCTACTTAGAATGTATGCGTTTCATTTCGCAAATAGGAATGACACAATAACTACAGGGCAAGTGGATAATTTCTTTTCTGAGTATGGGTTTTCATTTAAACAATACTTGGGTGTATTCAAATCACTTGGGTACAAACACCAACACGTTGGGAAGAAATATTATAACTTAGAAGACTTGGCGAGTAACCCTAATGAGCAGTCATTAGAATCTATAATTAAATTATTTACAATATAGGAGAAAGATAATGAGTGAGAAAGATATAGATAAAGTAAACATAGCAGTATGTGATTGTACTAATGGAGAGGTAACTCTCTATTGGAAAGTGCAATTAGCACTAGGTACAGAGGAAGAGTGGGTAGCTGAAAGACACAACATAAGTAATTGTTCTTGGGCTACATTTAAATCAGTTAGAGAGGTAATACTATGAGTGAAGATGTAAAACTAAAAGACTTAGATAAAGCTAGGCTACTTCAGATGTGTATAGGTAGAAGACTATTAATGGATAAGGTTAAAATATGGCTGAGGTCTGAGATATCAGACAATCAAGATGTAGTTGACGCTAAGGATAACAACGAGGAAGAAGTAACTAGTGATGGTACTGATGATATTATCTATGGCAGACATGAATGTGCAACGTGTTTGTATGAACAGATATTAGAATGGGAGAAGAAGATATGACAATAGTCGTATGGGATGGTGAAACACTAGCTACTGATATGCAAGCTAACGATGGCATGCAGAAGTGGAAGTCAGAGAAAGCTTGGTATATAGGTAAAGACTTTGATGAAGTTCAGATTGTATCTGGTGTTGGTATACTACAAGATATAATAAGACTTCGTGAATGGTATAAGGAGGGGAGTTCCGAAGATAAATTTCCTATAGCATTTGGATCTCATAGGGTTACACCCACAGCAAAACTTATTGTGGTGACTGAGCTTGAGGGTTTGTTGCTATACGATGGTATACCACACCCAATTGAATATGGATTTAAACCATGTGCATTTGGAGAGGGTAAAGATTTTGCCCTAGGTGCGTTATCTATGGGTGCTACATCTGCTCAAGCAGTTAACGTAGCTAATGAACATTCTTTACATTGTGGTAAAGGTGTTACAGAATTGACTTTAAAAGTTAAAAAGCATTAGGAGGGTAAACAATGCCAAAATATAAGACAACAGGTTGGGTTAAAGTTAGAGATAAACTTTCTTGTTCAGCAGATGAATTGTTAGAAAGTATTATGGAGGCTACATCTGACATGGGTATATCAATATATAATGATGAAGACAAAGCAGAAGAAGATGGTGTAGACTTACACATAGTTATAGATAGGGAGGAGTAAATGAATATAAAAAGTAATGATATGGTCGCAAAGCCACAGCACTATGCAAGGTATAAGATTGAGCCAATAACATTTATTGTTGAGAACGAGATACCTTATTGTGAATCAAACGTAATCAAGTATGTCTGTAGGTGGCAACACAAACACCCTACAAAACAAGGACAGATTGAAGACTTAAAAAAGGCTAGACAGTATTTAGATATATTAATTAAGAAAGCAGAACAGGGGTAACATGGATATAGCAACGATTGATTTCGAAACCTATTACGATAGGGACTACTCTCTATCTAAAATGACTACTGAATCTTACATCAGAGACAAAAGGTTTCAGGTCATAGGCGTAGCAGTCAAGATAAACAATGGTAAGACCGAATGGTATAGTGGAGATGATGTCGGTAAATTTCTTCACTCACTCATACTATCAGACAAATACCTACTAGCACACCATTCGGCTTTCGATGGTGCTATCTTATCATGGCACTATAATATAAAGCCTAAGTTTTGGTTTGACACTATGTCTATGGCTAGACCATTACACAACATGACAATAGGTTGTTCGTTGAATGCACTGTCATCTTGTTACAAGCTAGGACAAAAAGGAACTGAGGTCATTAATGCACTAGGAAAAAGATTAGAGGACTTTACTTCGGAAGAACTAAAGCAGTATGCAAACTACTGTATTAATGATGTTGAACTTACATATAAATTGTTTAAGGTTTTAGTTAAGGGGTATCCGCAATCAGAACTTAAGGTTATAGACCAAACAATTAGAATGTATACCGAGCCTGAGATTGAATTAGATGTTGACTTACTTGGTGATCACCTAACAACTATAAAGACA